ATCTCAACATCGGGCTTGCAGTTGAGAGCATGAAGCGACACATGAGCGACGAGGGCTGGCAGATATTCCAGGGACTGGAACACAACGGCTACCAGTTAGCTGGCAAGCGGCTTCCCATCGACCAGACCGATGTCAGCGAGACCATCAAGGCCACGGAACCGACGACGGTTGTGATGCAGGATAAGCGAGAGTGGGACGTGGCCCCGACTTGCTTCCGAGATCAGGAAGCTCGCTTCAACTTTGCCTGCGCCCTTGCCGAGAGGTCCGACATCTTCAAACTCACCATCCTGAAGGACGCCCACCAACGACCGGTCTACCACGCCGAGTCGGCCAGAGAGATCGGCTGTCACGCTTGGATCTGCTACTATCACCCTCGGATCGTCAAGCATCTGGCGCCATACGTCCGCGAGCAGCACCTGATTCGCACCTATCACAGCCTCGATCCTGGCATCGTGCCGCCAGTCGATAAGCTTCTCCGCCTCGACCGCTGCCTGCTCTCCGGCGCCACCTCGTCGGCTTATCCACTCCGACAGAGACTATTCCGCGAGGTTCACGCTCTGCCTGGCTGCATGCCGGCGGCCCATCCGGGCTACCACCGGAACGGGTGTGCAACGCCGCAATTTCTCAAGCGTCTGGTGTCTTACAAGGTGGCTATCTGTACGTCGTCCATCTACGGCTATGCCCTCAGGAAGTTTTGCGAGGCGACCGCGTGCGGCTGCCGCATCGTTACAGATTTGCCCACGGACGAGGTGTTGCCCGAGATCGACGAAAACCTGGTGCGGATTCATCCTTCAATGCCGACGACTCAGATAGGAGACATTATCCAAGGACTCTACAAGAGCTATGACATGGAGCGCCAGAAGGCGCTGTCTCAGAAGGCCATCGCCTTCTACGATTACCGAGCGGTTACGAAGCGACTGGCGGACGACATCGAAAGGCTCAGGCAATGCTACAACTAGCGCCATTTCGCAACCGGACGAACTTCGGGAGGTTCCTCAACGAGAGGAAATTGACTGGCACTGCCGTCGAGATCGGCACCCACCGCGGCACATTCGCCAACGCGTTTCTGACTCACTGGAAAGGCCATTACCTCTATTGCATCGACCCGTGGGCCACGCCTCCGGGATATGAAGGACAGGCGGAGACATTGCGGACCCTCGTGGGTGGTGCCGAGACAAGGGAAGAGGACATGAATGAAGCCGAGGCCATCGCCAGTTTTCATAGCCCTCGCATGGTGCTGATACAGAAGACCTCCCACGATGCCTTTCGCACGAGCGATAGGGCACAGTTCGACTTCATCTACATCGACGGCGACCACCGGGCCGAAATGGTGAAGTGGGACATCGAACACTGGTGGTTGAGAGTCAAGCCAGGCGGCATCCTGGCCGGCCATGACTTCCTGTGCATCAACGAGAACAATGGCGGCTGGGGGCGGGAAATCCAGCCGGTCGTCATGAAGTTCGCCGAGCAAGAGCAGGTCGACGTCTGGATGATCCTAGAAGAGGATAACTTGCCCTGGAGCTTTTACCTGGAGAAGCCATGAATGAGCAAGAAGCCCTAGCCAGGATGGTTGCACCCGGAACGCCACGACCCGGCAAGTGGCGCCAGGGCGTTATCCAGATCCACGTCACCCGCGCTTGTGACAAGGCTTGCTTCTCATGCACCCAGGGTAGCAACCTCGGCGGCAAGCTGACCATGATCTCGCTGGAGAACTTCGAAAAGGCCTGCGTCAGTTTGAAAGACTACTTCGGCGTCGTTGGAGTATTCGGCGGCAATCCGGCGATGCACCCGAAGTTCAAGACGCTCTGCGAAATCCTCAGGAAGCATATTCCTTACGAGCAGCGCGGACTCTGGTGCAACAATCCATTGGGTAAAGGCGTGGCAATGAAAGCCACGTTCAACCCTGCCGTCAGCAACCTGAACGTCCACCTCGACGAAGCCGCCTATGGCGAATTCAAACGCGACTGGCCGCAGAGCATGCCCTTCGGGTTGGATAAGGACTCGAGGCACTCGCCTTGCTATGTGGCCCTGAAGGATGTTGTCCCAGACGAAGGCGAGCGGTGGCAGTTAATCTCAAGGTGCGACATCAACATTCATTGGTCGGCCATGCTTTGTGAGTTTCGCGGCCAGTTGCGGGCATTCTTTTGCGAAATCGCCGGTGCCCAGGCCATGCTTCACCAGTGGGAAAAAGACTACCCAGACACCGGACTGCCAGTGGAAACTCTTTACACCTGGACAGACGAGAAAGGCGAGTCGCAACCGCCAAAGGTATTCAATTGGTGGCAATTGCCCATGTCGGCATTCTCTGAGCAAGTCCGCAAACACTGTCACGAGTGTTCCGTCCCACTCCGCGGCTACGGCCAGTTGGCCTGCGGCCCGGAGACGCAGGTCGAACAGACGTCAGCCACTCATGAGAAAATATTCAAGCCGAAGCGTTCCCTGCGACTGGTGCAGGTGGTTGCTGACCGAACGGAACTTCACGAACAGGCCCTCGCCCGCATGACTGACTACATTGGCAATGCAGGGAGGTAAAGTTATGCGTGCAATCATGGTTTCCGTAGGCTTCGGCGACCTTCTCGCCGTCACCCTGCCCAGGAACAAACAGCACTTTGAAGAAGTTTGGGTCGTTACCGACTACGACGACATCGAGACACAACAGGTGGCCAAAGCCGAGGGGGCCCGCGTCCTGCTGACTGATTCCTTCTATCACGACGGGGCCGCTTTCAATAAATGGAAAGCCTTGGAATGGGGCTTGGACATCATGCAGCGGCTGGGGTGGCTTTGCCTCTTGGACGCCGATATCGTCTGGCCGGAGACCGCCAAGGTCGACGAGCGTTCCCTGGAGATCGGCAAGCTTTATGGCTGCCTGCGGCACATGGACGAGAGATTCGCCCTGCCCTATCTCCTGCCCGAGGAGAGCATGTGGCGGCACCTGCCGATTCACCGGAACGTCGGCGAGATTGCTGGCTTTACGCAGGTCTTCCATGCTCAAGACCCGATCCTCGGAGATCCGCCTTGGCATGAGATCGACTGGAAACACGCTGGCGGGGCCGACAGCTTCTTTCAAAGGAAGTGGGCGCCTGAGAACCGGGTCCGCCTGCCCTTCAACGTCCTGCATATCGGCACTGCCGGCCTGAATTGGTACGGACGCTCGACCAGACGCCTGGACGGCACAATTCCACCCGATAGTGCCGAGAAGCAGGCCAAGTGCATGGATATCTGGCGGCAGAGGCGGAAAACAGGCGGTAGCTTTGAGGCTGAGAAGATCCATAGGCCGATTGCCCAATGAAGCCAGTCCGGATGCTTCCTGAGCGATTTGGTGCGATTTTGAGGGTGCCAATGAATGACAGGACCTGTGTCATCTGTGGGGTTGCCTTGGCGGACAGCGAGTCCGGAAACTGGTTCGCCGACACCAAGCTTCTTGCTCACAAAGGCTTGTGCACTGAGAAGCTGGCCCTGGCTTACATGGACTTCTCCAGGAGCACTCGCGGCAGGTGGCGGTCAAGGGCGGAGGTAAAAAGACTGGTCCGGCACTGGTATTCTCTTGACATTAATAATTCGGGAAGGTAAAAGATAGGAGCCTTGCAAGCCGGTGTGGCCTGCAAGGCTCCAGATAAGTCTTCACGGGGGCATTGTAGCGAGTCTGGTTGACGTTGACAATGCCGTAACTCTCGCTTCTCATCTGGAACCAGAAACAACCGCACCAGTCAGAAAATAGCCGCCCGGATTGCGGCAGCCGGTGCCCCCGGAAAGCGCGCGTGTCGCCAGAGGGGTAGCCGTGACTGTGTGAAGGTAGTCAGCCGGGCTGGATGGCCTATGGTAGCTGACGAAACCCACGGCTTGATTACGCTATCGCCCCAGAACTGCCTGAGGAACCTGCTGATGAAGCAAGGGGACGTTTCCTGAATCGGCTTACCAACGGCTCTGCCTAAAGCATCCGCCCGTAAGGAAACGCGACTGCGGGGCAGTCTAAAATAAAACGCGGGGAACCAATAGCCTTTCTGCGCGCCAAGAAGACCCAAGAAGGAAAACCATGAGTCAATGTCTGATAACCCTGATGAAGAACAGACCTCGGAAGTGCGTCGGCATGCAGAAGGGTATCATGGTGTTGTGCGGTAAACCGGCGACAAGGAAGGTGGCCAGAAGGTGGTACTGTGAGGGGTGCTACGAAAAGACGATGGCGGGACGGAAGAGGATAGAAGAAAGAATCAAGCTTCCCTGAGCAGCTCCATAGCGTCGTAGCTTTCCGAGCGAAATGATAACGCACACGGTGAACAATTCCCGATGGTTGACTGGTGCCCGACGTGCTGAACCAGGGAAGGATGGTGGCAGTATTCCCGCCATCCCTTGGGCCCGTCGTGCTTCTCAACCAGAGACTGAACGATGCCGCCGTCGATCTTCCGCCAGCCCGTCTGACAGTCAGGGGCCCGCTGGTACATATGCCGGTGGGACAAGAGGGTGATCGCCGCCTCGCGGCCGAAGACTAAAGCCACGGCGCCCTGGCCCATCTGGTTTGAATGGTGCCAGCCAACTCGATAGTTCTGCCAGTCGTTGGATCCACGCCGTTCGTCCAGTTTCGGCATGAGGATCTGGTTTACCGGGAAGGTGTAAAGGTTGCAGTAACCTTCGGTGGGCATCCGAGACTGTTCAAGGTACTGTCTCAGGTTCTTGTAGCAAACCAGGTCGTCTTGCGCCAGGAAATACCAGGTCGCCAGCGGGTCGCGGAAGTAGAGTTCGGCCAGTGCCAGCGTCCAGTTGGCAGCTACCCGAACGCGGGGGTAACGAGTGGTAACCTCCAGGCCGAACTCCAGTCTCCACGCCTCGGCGTCCTTGATCCCGTCGATGAATAGCCGCGGTGCCTCGAAGCCGCCTGCCTTGAGCGAGGCCAAGGTGCCCGGTAGGGTGGTTGACCGCCTCTCGGGAACCGTGGTGACGCCGTAGCTCCATCTGGGCTTGCTCATTGCGTGTTCAGTCCTCTTACGATGAACGGGTAGGTCAGCACCAACAGCACAGCCAGCAGTAGGCAGAAAAAGGACAAGCGAGGTCGCTGGGCTGCCTGCTCGGCGCAACTGTCGAAGATCAGTCCTCGGATCTCAGGTGGCGTCACGCTTGGCTCGGCGGATGGCCTCGGCAATTAGTCCCGGGTAAGGGTCAAGTGGATTGAACACCAACCCGTGCTTGATGGCTTCCTTTGCCGCCCTCAATTTGTCCTGCCAACCATACTGCTTGCTGTGCTCCCTGAGACTGTCGGCGAGGGCATCTCTGTGCTGCTCGCACCAGTCGATACCCTTGATATTCATGTCGTTGGCCAGGGCGGCACACTGACAACCGGCTTTCTCGTGGACGGCTAACTCGGCGAGCAGTTTCTTAAGCTCCGTGCCGGCGCCTTCCCTGGGAACCGTCATGACGGCACCGCCGATTGTCATGACGGACTGCACCGAAACGCCTGGGGTGTGGCCGCTCCAGAAGGAATAATAGAACGGGTTTCTGCGAAAGAGGTTGCACAGGTGACAGTCGGCCTTCAGGTACTCGCCAATCCGCTCATTGGGCAAGCCAGCGTCTACATAGGCGGCAACGTGCGAACAGGCGCTGGCAGCGGCTTCTGGGGTCACAGCGTCACCGTCACCTTGATATTCTTGGACCCGCTACAGCAGCCGGAACCGACGTGCACCGGATTGAAGACGATAGCCAGCGGATTGCAGGTCGTCGAGGTCGAGCACGTTGTTGTGGGGTCGCCAGCAATTGGCGACTTGGGACAGTGAAACTCACATTCCCAACTATTAGTGCTGCCTCCGGATGGACAGTCTGAGGGATTGCACTGAATTATGACGTAACCAGTAACACCGCAGGCGGTATAGGCGCCTTTCCATCCCGGCCCAAAGAGCGTTCCCCCCATAACGTCACTAACATAGGAAAGCGTCACCGTTACTCCAGCCAGACAGGAACATCCGGAAACATCGGCAAGTGTGGCGTGGAGCGTCTGCGGCAGATTAACGGCATTGCAGCAGTCGCTGCACCTTATGGAAACGCTCTGATCGTCTGTGAACGGTGCAAAGGTTATCGTCGCCGGGTGAGTCAGGTCGGTGCAAGGAGGAGAAGAGCCGGTCTGAAAGTCCGAAGAAAAGCTCAGTGTATTATTACCGTCGCAACTCCACGAGCCGGTGGTATAGATCCAGTTGGTACTCCCGTTCGCGCTGCTAATGGAGATGGTTGCTGTGGCACTTCCTCCAGAGGCAATAGCCACCGAGACGGAATAGGTAGTGCCCGCTAGGGTAAACTGCCAGTGATAGTTACACGCCGCGTTCATCGGCATGGGCCACTGCCTGTTGAGCACGTTACAAGGCGCTGTACCGAATCCGGACAGGGTCGTCGTGATCTCGCAGGGATAATCGGTACAGGAGGCGCATGGTCCAAAGCAGGTGCAATGACAGTTCTCATCGACTCGCGTCACCGTGATTGTGCCAGGCACTGCCCCGCAATGGACGTTAGTGACTGTGTAGGTTGTCGGGTCCGTGCAATTGAGCACCGGGTTATCCGTTGTGAATGGTCCTCCGCAACCACTGATACTCGATGTGATCTGCCAGGTCTGCGTGTTATCGCTCCAGGCGAGCCGGATGAAGTCTCCAGGCGTACCGATGCCCTTCGGATACCAGACCCAGGAGCAGTCGCGGTTGAGTCCCGTCGGTTCGCTGATGAGGTTATGAAGTCCGTTGAACTCTGAGCAAGTGCACGCTCCAACCCCGTCGGTGAACCCACTGACGTTGATCTGCCAAGCACAGGGTGAAATCTCGCACCAGTGACAGGTGACGCATGAGCACGGCGGAGTCGTACACATGCAATCGTCGTTGGTGATCGTCAGCGTTGCCGGAGGCGTGCAGGTCTCGCCATTACTCACCAGGGAAAGCGTCTTCGAGGTGCAGCAGTTAGAAGGTGCCTCGACAAGATGATAGACGATGCCAGTTCCAGAACCGCAGAGGTAAGTCAAGATCCATGCTGCCACGTTCGTGTCGTAGACAAGCGTGATCGAGCCGCCCACTCCGCATGACGCAGTCCAACGGCAGGCGGTTCCAGAGACACCAGCATTCAGGTCGAGAGTATAAGGTCCACCGCAATCACCAATGGCCGGAACGGCCCACTGAGAAGGGAAGGCGTTGCAGATGGCACAACCACCACCTGAGCAATTCGGTGGGTTGCAGCAATCGGAACAGGGTATGACGACGGTGCCCATTAGTAGGTCGAGAGTTGAATCCCGCCAGGTACGCAGACGCCTTGACCGATATCCCAGCCACCGATAGCTAGATAGAGCGGCCGTGACTGGTTACCGCCGCCGCAGGAGGCCGGAGCGGTATAGTTGCCGCCGGACGGAATGGCAAAATAGTAGTCGGAGGCGGTTAGAGGCTGGCCCATGAACGCCCAGATCCAGACTAGACTTCCGGTAGTAAAGGACTTGCTGCCAGGCACCGGGACCTGGATTAGACCATCGTAAATGTTCGTCCCGCCTCCCTGGCCAAGACAGGGATTAAGAGCCACCATTTGACCAACGGTATAGAACGTTCCGGCTGGAGAGAAAGTCGCCGTCTTGTTGCCACTAGCCCCGGCAACAGCCAGTACCAACTCAGCGGCATCAATACCAGGCACTCCAGCCAGGTTTGACCGGCTGGTCATGCTCGCATCACTCGTCACCGTCTCGGTAGTCGAGCCGTCAGTATTCTCAACCCCAGCGAAACCGAGAAGTAAGGTATTGGGCGCAGATGTCGTCAGTCCGGGTATCGCGATGCTGGCAGCCGATGCGTAAGCGCCTGCATGTCCCTGGATCGGACTGGTGCTGTCGTAGTTGTAGTAAGCCAGAAGAGAGCCGGTTATCTTGAGGGCCGAAGTGTTAGTGAAGGTATAGGTCGAAGGTTCGCTATTTCCGGCTATCTTATAAAGGATGGTCGAGTTTATCGTGTTGCCCGCTCCGGCGTGATCGGTGCGAATGGTTGTCCAACCAGAGCCACTGATTCCATTACCGCTAATCTGCTCGTGGACCATATGAGCGAGAACGATGTCGTTCTGCACCACTCCTGCCGGCTTGCTGATGACGAAGGAGCTGCCCGAAGCTTGATGGGCACTAGTCTTGCTACGAAATATCGGTGCGTTGTTCTGCACCTGGACGATGCTAAGTCCACCTCCACCACCCATGACCTGTAGCCATCGGCCGAACTTGTCTCGCATGACCTGGATGAAGGTATTGGCGGGAATCGAGGCGGAGGAGAGGTTGTAGACCGTCTTGGTGAAGCCAGCGTCCTCCAGCGTGGTCGGCGTGTTGAGGTCAACCGTTCGATATATCTCGCAGTCGGCAGCGCTGATGTTCGTCCCGTCAAAGGCCGGAATTCCACCGCCCGGGGTCTTGGCGATGTAGATTTCCGGACCGAAGGCCTCCTCGTCCTCGATGGAATTGGCTATGCCGCGGTTGATGCTGTTGTAGGGTCGATTGCGCAGACGGTGCAGGAGCCACTTTAATTCATCGCGGTCCTGCTCAGAGAGTGCAAACAGCTTGTCCATGTCATGAGGGGTAGACGGTCAGGGTGAACTCGATGGGTCCCTTGTTGGCCTGAATGTACAGGTCTTGTGTAGCCGGGTGCCCTCTGAATGATTCACGCGGCAGGATTATCCATCTTGGTAATGCCCATTGATCCTTGTCGGAATGAGCTAGCCAGAGATACTTCTCCGCCATCTCTCGCTTCTGGGCCTCCGTCGGCATCAGCTTGAACTGGCCCTCGTCGTTCTGAATCACCAGCATGCCCGGTCGCTTGATCCAGCCGAAGTCCAGCTTCTGCCATTCCTCGGTGGCCATCAACCGTCGTACATAGGGCTGATCCTTCGACTCGAGCGGTCTACCGAAGCGGGACTCGGTGCAGGTCGGTTGGTACTTGCCCTGCTGGTGATAAACGGTCTCGACGACGACGAGATGAGCTTGGTCTGATCGCTCCAGCCGGTCGAACTGCTGGCGGGTGACCGGGATCGATTGGTTCGGGTGTAGGCTGAGTTCCTCGTCGTTCATGCCTCGAAGCACTCCACATCCACATTGACTGGCGCCGTGTCGGCCTTCAGCCGCAACTTGGTGACGCCAGCCACCGAACCAGTACCAGAACCGATGTCCTCGGTCAACTCGCGAGAGACTCGCATCGGGTAGGACTCGCCAGGCTGGATCTCAAAGAGCGGCAGAAAGTGGCCGTGCGGGTAGGCGGTTGATGTCGTTGTATCGAAGACTCCAACCGTGACGAAGTTGACCGTATCCAAGTTGGTGAACAGGATCATAGCCGGACTGACCAATTGCGAGAGCGGCACATCTGTCCCGTGAATGGAAGCATTGACGTTGCCAGGAGAGCCACCCCTCGGCGTGCCGTTCATGTTGGCATAGAACTGGCCCTGTCTCACGACGTTCAAGTTGCCCTTGCGTGCCTGAAAGGACCAGTTAAGCGTGATCTCGTTGGCCATATTAGCCTCAGAAGGTCAGAGGTATTCCCAGGAGGGTAAAGTCGCTCTCGTCGTATCTTTCTATGTGTATCCTGCCTGGGGCGCTGGTGCCGAGATAGGCGAAGGCGACCGCTGGCTTGGCGAATGGATCGACGCTTGGAGGTGGCAAGCCGCCGGCGAAGGTCACCGTGGGTGGCGAGGTGTAGCCAGCTCCTGGATTGGTCAGGGTGACGCTTTTCACCGTGCCCGCAGCAATATCCAGGTTGGCCGTCGCCGCTGCGCCTGAGCCTCCGCCGCCAGAAAAGGAAATTGCCGGCGTCGAGGTGTAGCCTTGTCCGCCGAAGGCCAGCACGAGGGATTGAACCTGATCTGGGCGGAATAGATTTGAGCCCGTCCCCGTGCCGCTCGGTGGTTCGTAAGGCAGTCCGTGTCCGTTGAGAAGCACCCTCGCCTGGTTGCCGGTTTTATCCTGGAAGCGGATAAAGTGCAGTGGGTTGTTGGCATCCGGCAGAGTTCCCATTGTGTTGATGGGCTGGATGTGCCAATGCCCGTCAGTTCCGAACTTGCCGTTCAATACCTTGGTTCCCTCGTCCGCCACGTCCCGGTCCCAGTTCTCGGTTATCCCAGTGAATTGATTCACATGATACAGGACCTCGAAGTCGAACATCCGCGTGTAGTAAAGAAGGCAGGACTTGTAGAACTTCCGCTCCCAGTTGAAGTTGCTTAACTTGATGGTCCGCTCTGGCAGGCCCCACAAGGGCGCCGTGTTGACCGTGTCCTTCATCGATTCGCAGAGAGCGAGATCCAGCGTGGCCACGTTCTGCTCAATATGCACCTGGTCGCGTGACAGGTCGAATTCGACCTGGGCGCCGCGAATCTGCTCATGCGACGAGGTCAACAGCTGGTTGCCGAAGCGGTCAAAGGCCGCTTCCTGGGTGTGCCGGACGAACCCGCCGCGGATCTTTTGCGGCTCCAGGATGGGATTCTCGACCACCGTGTCTTGGCAAATCTGGTTACGGAACTCCGGCGGCTTGTTCGAGAACATCTGCTCGACGAAGAAATGCCGGTTAGGTTCGGCCTCGACGATCTGCGTGACTTGACCATCCCTTCTGCACCAGACCCACACGTCTGAGTCGTTGCCAAAGAGCCAAGCTGTGCCCACGATTGGCAGGCCAGGCGTGTGAATGGCGGTGAAAACAGAGTCATTGGTGTCGTTGGACTCGATTAGCCACTTGAGTTTGTATTCGCGATAACCGTAAGCGTCCTGCTGAAGGAAAGCCGAGATCGGGCCTTTGATATAGCAGGTCAATTGAGACCTGCTTTCTCAATGCCGACGCCTGGACGAGCGGCCATCTTGGCGATGTTCTCGCGAATGTTCTGGATGTTGTCGGCGTTCTTCTTCTCGCGGTCCATTCCCTCGGCCCCGCCCGCTCCTGCAGCCGGAACAGGACTGGTCGAGCCGATATTCCTGGCCTGGCGGATCGCGTCTTCTGGTGCCCGCATGGTGTCGGCGTAGTCCTGAAGACGGGTGAAGAAGTCGGCGGAACCGTAAGCGGCGGCGTCAAACTTGCCGGCAGCCTTGGCAGCCAAGCCGAGTTGCTTCTCGCTCTCCATCACCGCCCGGTTGTAAGTCTGCTCGGAGATGTAACCTTTCTGAAGCATAAGGTCGAGGTCACGAAGCTTGTTCGCAAACTTCTCCAATGGCGTCAACGTCTCCTGGAAGAGTTGCAGTCCCTTCAGGCGCATGGCCTTCTCGGTGAAGGCGTCCAGGGCAGCGCCGTTCTTCTCAAAGATGTCGGAGAGCTTGGTGCCTTCCGGTGCCGCCGCGAGCAACTCAAGAGCGTGTTGCATACGTATGCCAGCAGCCTCGCCGTCCTGGAGTGTTGCAACGAGAGCAGCATATTCGTCAGCCGTCTTTCTTCCCTCGGCGGCCAATTTGTTGACGCCAGTTTGATTGAGAGCGTTAGCTATCGCCTGGCTGTGCCCCTTGGCCTCCTCTAATCCCTTGGCTAGATTCTCCGCAGTGCGGTCAAGGCCAAGCTTGTCCACGTACTCGTAAGCCATCTTGAGTAATTCGGCGTCCGTGCCCACCTTGGCTCCGAGAGCGGCCTGCTTCTCCAGGTCACGAACCTGCTGATCCATCGCATCGCGGACGGCACGCTGGGCTATCTGCTGCTGTGTGCCGCGTGTTCCCTCGCCGACCAGCTTCTCGGCTTCTTTGTAGCTGATCTTGGCGTCCTCAGCGAACTTGGCTATCCTCTCGCGTGCGTCTTTCTCAACTCCGACCGCTCCTGCCATATAACGGGAGTGCTCCAACGCCTTGCTGAGATCCTGCTCGTACTTGTCGAGTCGCATGGACTCTTGCAATTCCTTCATCCGGTCGAGCATGGTCCCCAAGCGACCGATTGCTCCCTCGCGAGTCATATTCCCCTGCTTCATCAGATCGAGAATGAATCCCTCTCGCTTGGCTTCGTCCTCGCTCAATCCAGCCAACTCCCTCGCTCGTTCCAGCTTGTCCACTTCGGCCTCTGCTTTGGCAGGTATCCGCTCGCGAGCCGCAGTCTCTGCCATCTCTTGGTACGGCCGCGTCTTGGTCATCTTGGTGAGGATCTCCTGAGCGCGTTGTGCCTTCTGCATAACCTGATCGATGCCCTCGGATAGCTTCTTTTGTTCGCCGACGTCGCCCTGTCTAGCCGTCTGGAGAATGCCCTCCCAAATGTACTTCATCCATCCCGGATTGAGCGTCTCCTCGGTCAGCTTCTTAAATCCAGCCTCCAGAGCCTCTGGACGAACCTCTTGAAGTGCCTGCTTGGCATCCTTGGCGCCGCTGATTACTTCACCCCACATCTTGCCGGCTGATTCCTTAGCAGCCTTTTGTACCTCTTGGAACTTCTCGTAGTAATGGACTGCCACGGCGACGCCTGCTATGGCTACGCCGAGGCCAGTAGCGGCAAACGCCGTTCCCATCGTGCCCAGAGCCGCCGTAACGCCGTGGATTGAGTGCTCAAAGAGGTGCCAGGCATAGACGCCCATCATGGCAGGCCGGGTGACTCCTTCCAGCCCAGTGACCGCCCCAAGGAGGTGGATTGCGTGCCGGCTATCCCTCATGGAAAGAGCGAGTTTGCCACCAGCGTGCTCGGCTGGTGCCAGACCACCTCCGATGGCCTTACCGGCAGCATTAGACTGTTCAGCGGCTTGCTGCAGCATCGCCTTGTATTGCGTGCCGTCTCCGACGAGCCTGACCAACATCCGCTCAAGTTCAATCTCCCCAGCCATTTAGTTCTTCCAAGCCTTGCCAGAAACAATGAGTAAGATGTTTGACGGATGCACGCCGAACATCTTGCCAAGGGCCACGCCACCATACTCTTTGCTATACCGTCGATAGAGACTTCGAATTTTCTGAATATCTTCAAGACTCAGCTTTGCGCCGTGATGCAACTCGCCAGAAGTTTTCGCAATATGCTCAGGAGTGTGCTTTTTGCCAAGATGAGCCAAGGACATTTTTCTCTTGGTTTCTTCAGGAGTCTTGCGGCCTATCCGTTTAAGAAGTAACTCATGGCTTATTTTCCGACCCTTTTGCGTTGCACTTATCCTTCTTCTCACATCATCAGGAACCACGCGTGCATCTCTTCTCCCCTCCGCATAGCATCTCTTTAATGACGCTGCCCGCCGCTCAACAATTTCCCTTGCTGGCTTCCGCCCTCTCAGAATCTCGGAGTGCCGGCGCCTCGCCTCAGGATCGCGCATACGATGATTCGCAGCAACTTTTGCCTTGCTTTCCTCGCTATGACGAAAACCAAATTGACTGCCTGCTGTTGGTGATATGTTGTAGCCAGATACTGGATTTGTTGCACCGAAAGCAACAATATAATGCTGCTCGCGAGCAAGACATTCGTTTGGTTCGCATTGCTCCAAGACGACGAAGTCGAAAGCCTCTTCCCCATATCGACCCCAAGCTCGCTGGAGATGTTTGTTGTGTGATTTACCAAGACGCAAGACTCGCCTGTGCTCTCTAAGTCTTGCAGTCAAGGATTGAGCGGCGCTTCCCACGTATCGCTTCCCGTTCCGCCGATTGTAAATGCAATAAACGCCAGTGCTCACGTCAATCCTGTCTCCTCGGGTCCTTCATCCCAGCAAACCCGAACCAGAACTTCCGCTGCAAGGCGTCCTCTTGTTCTCGCGTCAATTTAACCTTGGGCCTGGCTTCCTCGAAGTTGATCTTGAGGTCGCTCACCTTCGATGCTGGCTTGGCCAGCGCCATGTTGGCTATCTGCATCAGGTAGTAGTCTGTTCGGTTTGGTTCGTTCCATTGGTCGCCGAGCCACGCCAGCCAGGCGTTGTACTGCCGGTGAGTAAGCGAGCCGGACCAGCCGAAGCACTCGTTGAGACTTTGCCGCAGCTCGTGCGCTAGGCGGAAATATCCGCCGTAGCGCCTGGCGAGTTTTTTGCCCTGGCCTTGGCATCGACCTTGTTCCGCGTGTTCTCACGGAGCCAGTTGAGGGCAGCGTCCACTCCATCGAGGTAATCAGGCGACTTACTCAGCGAGGTGTCGCGGAAATGCTTGCGACACATGCCAATGAGTTCCGGGTCGGGGTCATCGGGGTTGACATCGTTCAGGTCGCCGATTTCCTTTGCTTTCTCAAATAGAGAATTCACTACGCGAGGCGGCCAACTGCGAATCTCAATGAGAGAGACCAGATTTCCAGGTTGGCCTTCGGCGTTGGCATGATAAAGGCATCGAGAAACCAGAAACGGCTCGCCGTCGGCTAGTTTGCCAACCTTGTAAAGGCGACCATCCCGATATTCTGCCTCCTGCAAGTTGCGGTTCTTCCACTCACAAGTGCCACCTTCATCCGGCTCGCAAAGGACATAATTCTTACCGCGGAACTTGACCGGAATTTGAATGGGGGCCAGGGTTCCACGCCCTGCATCGAAGTCCATATGACCATTGCTCTCAGACATCGGTAATGATTCTCCTTTCCTGCCGTCCTCTCATCCGACTCTGCGCTTTCATTGCCGCTACGAATTCCCAGTTGGCGCAATCCGGGCAGTCGTTGACATGCTTGCAAACCTCGGCCACGACCGAGAGGGCCAGCGTATCCGGATCCTGACAGAGGTAGAAGCGTGCCCGCTCACAGGCGTTCGCACCCGACTTCCAGAGCACGTCATGTCCCCGTAGCCGCAGCAAACACCGGATCGGCCTCTGTGCCATTCGACGGATCGGTGTTGGTCGGCACAAAGGTGACATCCGCCAAAGGCATCACCCCCTCCTTGATGCTCTCCGGCACAAACTTGTTGATGCCTCCGTACATCGCCAGCCGGTCGTTGTTACTGAAGAAGACGGTAAGCGTCTGCTCGACGTTAATGACGATGGCCAGACTGTTCACGTTCGTGAGGTCGTAGACAGAAGGGTCGTACGCGCACTTGACCGTCGATGGCATCATGGTCTTGAGTTTGCGAAGCCCGAACGTCCTCCATTTCAAGTTGAGCATCGTCCCTGTTGGCACCGGCTCGCCGCCATCCATGCCAGGTGGCTGAGTGCCGGTCGTCAGGTCGGGCCATAGGCCAACCGTGGAGTTGACCGATAAGGCAATGACCGTCGAGAAGCCTTCGCGAAGCCTGGCATCAGCCGGCACTGGGCGGTTGGTTGCGGGAGTCGGGTTAGCCATTATCTTCTCCTCTGTCAGGGATTGGTAACTTCTGTCACGGCCATCGTCCCGCTCAAGGTGAACAGGGAACGCTTTGTATCAGGCGCATCCGTGCCCAGCATGACGATGCTGCCGATCCTCGTGATCGCTTGCACCGAGTATACATGATTGACGAGCAGGTCGTCCTGCAACTGGACAAAGGCGTCATAAACCTGCTCCATCAGTTCCTTGCGGATCTGCGAGAGCTTCAGGAATCCGACTCGATGGCTGACGGCCCGGACTCGTATCTGCCAGCCGGGATGTTCGTTAATCTCTCCCGCTGGAACCCTGCCGTCTACCGTCCGACCGTCCTGGGTGCCAACGGTATCCTGGACCGTAACGCAGTTATCTGGCATAGATGGCTCGCTCGAGACATAGGCTTGCCAGCTGGTGGTCTCATCGTTCAGCAACGGCTCAACCACTATGCCCTCGTCCACCATGAGTTGCTGGAGGATTTCAGCAGGCGAGTGGGATAGCGTGCTGGAGACGGTCATGCCGCCACTCCTTGCTCAAGCTCGGTGAACGCCGAATTCTTGAGGGCTCCCGTGTCTACCGGCACCAACTTCTGGCTTTCCCGCTGAAGCCTCAGGCCTGCCAGAAGCAGGCCGGTAGCCAGCGTCTGCCCTCGTATAGCCGCCTGGGCTACCACTTCTCCGAGTTCTCTTTGCATGGTTCTGGCCGGCTGCTCGAGGAACTTCGCCTGGCCGACTGGATGCTTGGCCTGGAGGTTCTCGTGGACGTAGATGCTGTAGTTCTGAGTGTAGCCTACGGCGACGGAGACGTTGGAGTCACTGATCGCCTTGGCGGCTGCCGCTCGCAGCTTGGCCACCAGTCGAGCCAAGTTCTGTATTTCGGCCATCAGGATTGCCCCAACGTCGGAGGCTTGCCGCGGAACCGCATCAGGTCCACGGTACGCCGGACGGCAAGTGGATCGCCCCCCTTGATATCCGGCGTCTCGTGGTACTCATACACCTGCATGACTTCGGCCTCGGTTCCGACCCCGCTGCCAGTCCCAGTTCCGGTTCCAACCCAATCGCTGATTGATCCCAAGAACATGCACGAACCGTTGGCTATCTTCCGGTTGACCACCACGACCGCGTCTATCGTGATCGTGTTACCCTTCGGGTCCAGTCGTTCCTTCCGCACCGTGTTCCATCTGACTCCGCTGCCATTGGCTGGGTCGAGGCTCACCGGGTTGTCCACGACGAGCTTGCCGAACTTGTCGTAGCCGAGGGCCGGCCAGAGTACGGCTTTTTGGTTGCGCGAATCCGTTTCCAAGTCTTCTGGCACAGCAGGCTTTCCATACAATGACTACGCGGCTAGGGCATGGAAGCACCTCTAGTCGCCCTCGTCCACGCCCTCAAGTCCAGTGAAGGCCGGAGGCGTCAGAACCTGCAATTCCACCGGCGTGCCCATCCACACGCCACCTGCTCTGCGTCCGAGGAGGATGGCCTTCAGCATATTGGAATAGTCGTTGGCCATCGCCACCATCACGTAGGGGTTCTTCGTGAGTAATTCCGCCGAGTCATCCACCTGGAAGTCTCCTGAGGCGCCCTCGGTGGACTTGCTTTTGAAGATCCTGTCGGCCTGAGTGTAAAGCCCCGCCGCTAGCCAGCGTTCGATCAGTTCTAGTTCAACCGGCGAAAGAGAGATCGGCCCGATGGCCTTTCCCAGTGCCGCCGTGTTGACACGGTCCACGATGGAACTGGCGCTGGCGACGAAGCCATCCAGAGGCCATTGCCGCACAAGGTCATAGTCCTTGAGCAGCACGGCTTGGACAGCGGCGTTGGTGGTACGTGGCGGGACGCTCATGCCGTCTGCTTGGCTCCCTTCAGAACCTTGACGATATCGTCCTTGCTCCGCGCCTTTCCGAGGTCGATCTCCTCCTCGGCGGCATACCGCTTGAGATCGTCGACAGTCATGGCGTCGAAGAAGCTTTCGCCGGCTGCCTGAGTCGCCACTGGCTCTTGAGCCTGCTCCTTCTTCTTCCGTTCCGCCAAGGCCGCCTCGAGTTGCTCGATGGACAGACTTTCCAGCACCTGGGCGCCATAGCCAGCCGAAGGATCAAGGCACTCGTACTTCTGATAGCTTCGCAGCTCGATGCCGGCCGCATTCCTGGGATTATGCCGGGCACAGAGGTCGGTATGATTCTCGACGGTCTCACCCTGGGCATAGCGAACCGGGTGTCGGCGGATGGCAGCGATCAGGCCGGATTTGCGGCCTTTTTCCGTCTCGAGGAGTTCATCGTCGGACGGCACGATGCGAAATTCCTTGACGATAACCTGCAACTCCTCCAGGGTCAGGTTTTCCAGGACGTACTTGGTATCAAGGTCGCTCTGGACGTGCCAGCCGCGGAGGATGCGAAAACGCTTGATCTCACTCCGAGGACGCAGTTTATCTTTGAACTCGGTCATTTCTTGGCCTTTCTCTTGAGTAGCTTGAGGCGCCGCTTCATCCTTCCAAGCGACCGCTCGTAGACTTTCGCCAGCACGTCCTTTCCATTCACCGTCCACGCCACTCCATTGATGACGACCTCCTTCACGCCACAGTCGCAGCCTTCGGCACACATCATTGCACCTTCCACCCGATTACAGGATGCAACTCCCACCACTTGTGAATTCCGTCGTGCCGGACGATGCCCCAGACAATCACCTTCTGTCCGACCTTCGGATATTCCATCGAGAGTTCCGGGATGATCTCGCACACGACCCACTTGTTTGTGTCGTTGGGATCGGCAACCCGAAAATGGTAATCAAAGTCGTCTTCCTTCTTCGTGTACGTCACGAGGCCAGTTATCTGTGCCCTCGGCCCCAGGTGCTTGCCGTCGGCAACGGTGGCAACCGGCAGCGGTGGAAAAGTGCGTCCGGCTGCTTCCACCGTCACCAACGACAGACCGATAAAAACGGTCGTAAACATCGCGATACCTTACGGGGTCGGACTCGGCGCTGGCGTCGGCTGACAAGTGAACCCGGTCGGCCCGCCCGGAGTGACGGTGAAACTAGCCTCACCGACGAAGGGGCCAAACGAGCCATCGTTAGCCTTCATAGTGATAGTGACGGTCGCGCTGCCCTGCTTGTTGCCTTGCACGGTGAAGGTAACCGCGCCGGTCGCGGTCGCGGTGACCACGCCGGTGCCGTCATCTTGCACCTGAATAGTCGCGGTCGCCGACACGTCGAGCACGTCACCAGCGGCATTCGTGGCATAGCAGATATAGCCGTTGGGCGTGTTCGGGTCGTTGGTGATGGTGAACTCGCCGACCGGCTCACCTGCTCTCGGCTTCCTCGATGCCTTGAGACCCTTGACGAACTTGAGATGCTTTGCAGTCATGCGGACTCCTTTACGGTTTAGGTTTCACGACCATGCCAGTAGGAACATTAGGGTCTGGTTTACTCGCGGCTATCTTCGCGAGACTTTCGGCCATGCTCTCCAAGGCGATGGTTGACCGCTCCATCAAGGGCAGGAATTGAAGAGCGAAGTAGACAGCCAAGGCCGTCGCCACGACGAGGAAGGAGAGCAGGATAATAAACATCCAGAGGTCCACGCTTACCTCCCTCTTTCTCGGACCCTCTCACGAGTGACGCTGCTCGACCGAAAGCGCCGCCGGCCTCCGCCACCGTTGAAGTCGAAGCGATTGTTGGAGAAGCCGAAGCCCCGGTTGAAGCCGCCGAAGCCGAAGTTGAAGTTGCTGCTTCGGTTGGCGAATACTTGATTGCTGAAGCCAAAGGTGTCAAAGCCGGCGAACTCGATCTGCGGCACGAACGAGACCTGGAACCGAGGCACCGAGAACGATTGGAAGCTATTGCAGCCGCAGCCACCGCTGAAGCTGGAAAACTGCGAACCGAAGCTCATGCCGAAATCGCAGGCCCGTGCCGATAACGGCAGGACCACCAGAATCGCCAGACAAAGTGCAAACCTCTTCATGGGAACCTCCTCACTTGGTTGGGACATTGGTCTTGAGTTGAGCCGCTTGCATCCACACCTTGAGTTCATCCTGCGATAGCTGACCAGCCCGACCGTCAGCGGTGCGTGGCATCCGCTTCTTCACGTCCGAGGTGGTCAAGCGGGATAACACGTTCATCTTCTGTTCGACCGTCATCGTTGGGAAGTGCGTGACATCGAAGCCGTTCTCCGTCTTCTTCCCTGAGTGACACGTCAGGCACTGTTTGGCCGATGCCTGCCAGTCCTTCTCCAGCTTGGCAAGGTTGACGGCCTCGGTCGAGGCATCGCCGTCGGCCTTGACGACTTCCATCTTGCCGTCCGGGCCACGAGTGACGTTGAAGCTGAAGGTCTTACTCTCCGTCCTGACACCGCTATCGAGCGAGCGCAACATCTCTTGCACCGCCTGACCTTTTGCGAGTATCTCCGCGACTCTCGCGCGGTTGCTCCCCTCGGTGCCAATGAGCGTATTGAACTCCGTGTTGGCCTGGGACGCTATCGTCTGCTGACGGTCGGCGAGTCGATTGGCCTGTTGATACAGTTGGTTCAAGGACGTGTCGCCGTACAGGCTGCTGATGGTGTTGTAGCTATAGCCGTAGACCGTGTTGCTATTCGCTCCAGCGGAGGACAACTGAAGAGAGTTGTATCCGGAATATGGACTATGCAACCCGTAACCGCTGACAGAGAACTGGCCTTCGAGGCCGAGACCACGAATCGCTTCCATGAAATAAGCCTGCTCGAACTGCCCTTTGCGAATGTCCAATTCATATTTGTCCCTATTAGTCGCGAGTTCGAGTAACTTCGTTCGCCAGTTGGCGTCGGTGTAGACCACCTTGGGCCGCGTGTGGTGGAAGGTGTAGTACCAATACGTCCGGCCAGGATAGCAGCGGCCGCAATAGTAGTAGTTCGGGTACTGGTAGAGAGTCCGTGTGTAGGCGTCGCTGCCCCACCACCAGTAGCTTCCGTCCCAGGTGTAGCCATCTTCGATAGTGCCGCTCACGAGACTAAGAGCAGGCGCGACGGATACGAAGGTCAGAAAAGCCAGAAGAACAAGGACCAGTGTGCGCATGGATTTGCCCTCTTAGATAGCTCCGGGTAGAGGAGACTTGTTCGCCTGTCTGCCGTTACCGTTCTTGTTGATCGGCTTCATTTTGCCGAGTCGCGTAAGGTAGTAGTTCGCCCGGTCTTGCATGAAGGGGTACACGAGATCGAAGTCGGTGCGGTTGACGCCGATACCAGCCAGGAGCGCACCGATACGCGGGTCCTCTGGCACGACGGCCAGCTCAAGCTCCGGTATGTTGACCACGGCGCGCTTATCCGGCTTGAGCAGCTCGTCGAGCACGACCTTCGGGTCCTTACCCGGCGCCGATATACCCAGCTCGCGCAGAGCGGCACCAGCGGTCACGAGATCGTAGAAGTAACCGCGCCAGACGGCTACCACGCGCGTGCCCGCGTGCTGCACCACGTCTGCCTGGCCCTTGGTCGAAGCCGGCCACGGACCAGTAGCGCGAAGCACGGAGCTGGCGTAATCATCGCGACCGCGGACCAGTGCTCTCTCCGGTTCCCCTTGATAGAGCGACAGCCGGTCGAGAGTGTCGGGTATTAGCTCTTTCTTCTGCGACGTGTCACCGAAGATGTCGAGCTTCCGGTCCGGCTTGACGAGCTGCTTGACATCGTTGGTGACCTTCTTCCAGCCATCACTGCCTTCGGCCTCGTGACAGGAGATACAGGAGATAGCCGGCTGTAGTCGCTGCGTGAACGGGGCCGGAATCGTATGGTCCAAGACGACATCGAAGGGAGCTTCGTCTTGCAGCGCTCCTTGTCCGTTGAAGAGAGCGTAGCCGTGCAGACCGTTGCGGCGCTCGTAGATCACTTCGCGAGCCTTGTCGGTGAAGTTGAGCAGGTTAGCGACCGGGTGAGTGTCAATATCGACATCATCGTCCGCTAGGTCATGCGTGAAGGAAATCAGACCAGTACCGGCGTCGATGCGTCCGCTGAGAGTGCGGAAGAACTCGATTTGTCGCGGCTTGCCCGTCACTCCGCTACGAAAGACCGCCACGCGCTGGTCGCTGCGGAGCTTATCGAAGATGGCCTTGGCATCGACGCCCTTCTCGACGTTGCCCACGCCGAGCTGTTCGAGCAGCTTGTCCTCGTCAGTCCCTTTTTCTTGTTTCTCCTTGTTCACGCGCTTGGTGCCGGCGAGGTCATAGTAGAGTCCGCCATAGATGACCTTGTAGGCATTCTTGCCCTTGATGGCCGACAGAACGCGACCGAGGAAGTAGTCATCGCTGACGACCGGAGCTTGAGTACCTAGAAGGTTCACGAGCCGGTTGTAGATGGTCTGGTCGAGAAACTGTCCGGGCAGTCTGATGACCTCGATGTCGCGCACGTCCTTCAGCTCCATGAGACCGTTGACGCGCTTGCTCACCCATCGACCTTGCACCGTGCGGCCAGTAGTCTCGTCGCGGTACGGCTCGCTATTCTCCAGAATGTTCGCGGTGCCGACCACCCAGCCATGAACCCCTTTGAGCTTGTCGAGGTCGAGCGCCTTGAGCGTGCCCTGAGTAATCAAGAGCGAGAAGCGCGGGTCGAATTGAAGCTCCTCCCACAGCCGGAGCCACTCCTCCAGATCAGCCTTCTGGGGAGCGTATGCTCTAACATCGAGCCGCAGGAGGAGCAAAGAATCTTTGGAGATCGGCTGCGGTCGAGCTATCGGCGTGGCACGGGAGACGACGTTCATGGCGAAACTGACGGCCTTGGCATCGAGTGCGTTGCCGTTGCGAACCCAAATATATCTAGTGAATAGCCGGTCGGTCGGAGCGAGTCGCTGGGAATCGGCCCAGGCCAGAATCAAGGCGTCATTGGGACCGGGCAACTTGGTGATGGGGCCGGACATGAGGAACCATCCATAGAGAACCATTCCATGCATCGTCGCCTCCTGGCTGAGGGGAGGGGTTCATTTGCCTACCACAAAATGAGTCACAACTGGAGCAACTATGGCCGTTACGAAAGCGGCAGCGATTGCCAGCCACGCCAACCAGATCTGGGTTCCCACCCATCGCATGAAGCTGGACCGTCAATCCCGTCGCTTAGCTGTTAGTTGCGTCAATTAACCCACAGTTCCCGTAATAATCAGCTCGGAACCGTCCGGCCTGGATGCACATCACCTTGAAATTCAATCGCATGCCGCCCACTGATTCCCACTGTACCGTGGTGATGTCCATGCCGTTGACGGCCTGGCAAACGTCGGGCGTCATTTGAACAAGCACGAACCGGTGATCCTTCAGGGTGACGTCGACCTCGGTGCCCGGACCGCGGGAAGAACTGCCAGCCCCGGTTGTCGGCACGGAACCGAAGAGGAAGTCGAGACGCCGGCAGTCGCTGATCCCCTCAATGGCTTTGAGGCGTTCACGCAGTGTTTGCGTCGCCACATTGCCACCGGTGAGGATGTAATCGTTGTCGAGGTAGTTGTCCCAATCATTACTGTGGTACAGCATGTAGGGACCATAGAACTTGTTGAGCAACAGCTGTTGTCGCACGGACAGAATATCGGAGAGCGTCTTCGAAGCTGTCCAGCCGCCTGAGGTCGGGTTGTTCAGGGTTGTGTAAGTCAACCGGGCCGGGAAGTTGATGAGTCCATAGACTGCAGGCGTCCGGCCGTAGCCACCCGTCTGCGTGGCATCAGAACGTCCGGTCATACCGGTGATAACACCGATGGCCGTCTTCTCGATCTTCTCCGCCACGCGCCTCCCGGCGAATTCGCCCTTGAGCGTGTCCAGTGGCGTGCCGGTGTTCCGCGATTCCGCCAAGCGTCGAGCCGAGATGAAGAAGTCTGAGTGCGTGATCGGCAGCGGCATGCCCTCGAGCTGGAACAATGGCTCGTCGTTGCGGCCTTCCTCGAGACCGTCCATGTCGACCAGAGCTTCGCCGGGATCGGAGACGGTTTCCCATTCGAGCGTGCTCTTGGCCATCGCGTTGAAGCCGCCGAAGGAATTGGCGGAAGCGAGATCGGCCCAGAAGCGCAGACGATAGCGGGCGGCCCGCAAGACCGTCTGCTCGAGGAAGTCCCATTCTTCTTTTCTCAAGGTCGTGGCGTTGGTTGCCAGGCCGGTGACAATCGGGATCTCCAGCTGTGGATAGCGGAGATGGAGGTCGCGAACTGGCCAGCGTTCGGCAATTGCCCGCCGCTCGCCCTTCTCGGTCGTGTACCTGCCGGTGTTGACCGTGACGCAGACCTGGTCGCGCTGGCCGACGTGGTCGATGTAGGGCTTGCGCATGCGTGCCCAGTTCCAGCCGGAGCGGCGTGTCATCGCGTTGTGGACTTCGGTATCGATTCCGCCCCGGTAAAAGTCCCGGTCGCCGGGAACATCGGTTGGGATGAAGTTATCGACCAACCTGCTTTCAATCGCTGCAACCATTTCGCGTTACTCCTTCCCTGTATACCCGTTGAAGTCGAAGTTAAATAATCATCACCCACACGAGGGACGATCCGACCACTTGCGTTATCACCTCGAGCACCACCGCGAACGTATGTTGCGGCGAGCCAGACTCAGGAACAAGAATGCCACTCTCGGCATCAATGATCAGCCTGGCACCAATGGCATAGGTGTTGCCCGTGCCCGCCACTTCACCGCAACGGAGATTCATTTCGTCGCCGTGGAGCGGGAAGTAGAGAGCGATCTTCTGGCCGACGGCGTAGGCATCGGTCAACGACTTGCCAAAGAGGAAGTCCTCAAGCAAGCATGCCTGGAGAACGTCAAGACCGTCTGTGCCCGGTGCCGCTGCCTTCCACTGAAATTCGCCGATGCCCTGGCTGAAGATCGGCGTGGCGCCGGTGTCGATCTGCATGATCGTGCCGGGTGAAGAGGTGTCGTTGATCTGCCCGCCGATCCTCCGGCCCCTCGGTTCGGCGCTGACGATAATCGAATTTCCTCGCATGTATCAGTCTCCTCTGTTTACGAATTGAGCTTTGCTTTTTCCTTCAAGTACTCTTCAAGGTTCAAGTAGTGCCCGGTGTGGAGAAGCATGTCAATCAAGGCCCGGAAGGCTCCGTCAATGGTCTTGGCCCGGATCAGCGGCGAGCAGCTTTCGCTCAGGTGGCCGATGACCCACTGGTCATCCATCCTGCCTACCTCAAGAGGTTTGCCGCAGGGACAGGCAAGATCGTATACCTTCGTGGCTACTGCCAATGCCTTGACGGACATCACGCCCTCTTGCGGTTATTCCTGGCGTTCTCCTCGGAGATCTCTTTCATGTTCAGCACAGGTGCCTCATACGCCCCCTGCTGTCTCTCTTCCTCAGTGCTCATCTGCCCTGCGTTGGCTGCGGGAGCGGCGGCGCCAAAGTACATCGGCGAGGAGAAGTCGTAACCGGGTTCGACGGCGTTGACAGTCGGGCCACGCCGCGAAAGTTCGTCCTTTAATGCCTTCAATGGCTTCTGCATTAACTCGTTGCCCTGCCGGTTCCGCTCGGCGTTGTCGTCGAGATTGGCCACCAGTTGCCGGACGATGGCGAGCTTCGCTTGCTTCTCAATGGCCCTGGAGTTCTGGACTATCGACTTGACCGACGCTGGAGCGTCTTTTAGCCACGCATCGACCGCTAAGTCTTCTCTCGACTTGCCCACGACAGTCCTCCTGTTGCCCATTGGTCCCGAAGACAACTTCGGGTTGATTCTCTTCTCGGTGGGTTCGTATTCCGAATCGTCGCCGCCCTTCAGCGTGCCGCCCTTGCCACCTGCCTGAGTCGCACCGGCTCCAGGCTTGGCCGGCCCATCGAAGGAGTGGACTTCCTCGCCGGCGTTCTCGACATCGTCCTCGTCATCGTCGTCGTCCTTCTTCTTGTTGGTGACGAGGGTTTTGACGAGAGAGGTCAAGGTGTTGTCGGTGAGTTGCTCCAGTTCAGCTCGGTCCTGGCAGCCGCAGTTGGTGACCAGCCCGTCGATGAGCTTGGTCCGGTTCTCTGGGGTCATATCGTCTCCTCTGTTTTCGGTTATTGAAGCCTTGTGCATCGAGGCCGCTTTACGATGAAGTGCCGCCGCCTGGTCGTGTTCATCCGCTCCCGCTGAGTCGCCGTCTTTCCGGCAGTCAGTGGCAGCACACTCGTGCTCCTCGGCTGCCTTCGTGTGTGCTCGTGCTGCACTGATCTTGTTTCCCTTCCCGGAGTGGTCGAGAGCGGACAAGGCGTGTTCGCGTGCGTCACCGTGTTGGCTGGCCAGCGTCGCGTGAGCGGCACCCATCGAGAAGTCGCTGGCACTTGGGCCCTGTTCCGGGTTCGTTACCGGTCCGGCTGTCGGAGCACCAGAGCCAGTCATGTTGCCTTCGCCTTGGTTCTTCGTGCCAACCGTTTCCGGCAGCGGCCCTTTGTTGTCGAAGCCGTGCTCCTTGACCCAATCGTGCCCGAATTCCCAATTGAGGTAACGACGTTGCGATTCGGAGACGGCTGGGTTAGAGACGTAGGCGTTATGCGTTCCAGACTTGATACTCGCGGCGTTTCTATGTGCTTCTGCTGCTGCTCGATGCAGTCCGGCGGCCTCTTCATGTTTTTCGGGTGTTGGAGAGTGCCCGCTAGAGGCTATACGGTCATGAGTCGCAGCTTCTTGCTCATGAAACTTGGCAAATATCTGATGCCCACCCGGCTTATTTTCCTCTCCCATTTTCATGTACTTCGAGCGCTGATCCAGTAAGCCAGTCCCCTTACCAGACTTTTGAGAGGCATCTTTTGCCTTCATTGACGCCTTCCTCGCCTCAGCTGCCGCTGCCCGGGCTTCATCAGACCACACGTTGCCTGTCGGTATATCTCCTCCTCCAACCGGAGTACCGCTCTTCGCCTTCTTTGACCCCATTACCTCAGATGGGTCATGAGGATCACCGTAGCCGGCTTGGGCCTCAGGGTCCTCGTCTGCTGTCTCTGGCTTCCCCGCTCGTTCGATGGCTCCGATGGTACGTCCGTCGTATCCGGGCCGATTCTCACCGACCAGTCTTGCGGGAGCGTGTTCATCCGT